CCGAAGTGGGTTTCTTGTTTTATTGCGTTGTACTCTACTGCATTCAATAATTTATAATACCAATTATTGGAAGGACAAGTTAGAGATACTGATTTCAGACACGTAGTCTCCAGCATTGCCAAGAGAACTTGCGGTGTTTGTCAATTCAACATAACCATAACGTGTCATGAAACCTACAACTGGTTCAAAAGTGCTTGGATCCAACACAACACCGCTGCTCATCAATGGAATATATGGGCAGTAGAATGCTGCGGCATCAGCTTCGCTTGAACCTTTGTAGCCCACTAGTAGTGGGGTTGTGTCATTTGCGTATGCATCAACATAAACGCGCATTGCACCATTTAGAGTACCAACAAATTTTGTATTTGTTGGAGCTTCAAATGTACCTTCTGTGGTACGTGCAAATGCTGAAGTTGTTGCACTTTGTAGCACTGTTAATGCAGCTGGGGAAGCAATACACCAGTTACCAGCACCACGACGTGTACGCTGTGCGATCAAGTTTGCTGAGCGGTTGATAAGAACAGCAAGAGCAGCGTGTTCATCACCAACGAATGTTGCAGTACCGCTAACAGCTGATTGGTCATATGCGTAGTCAGTTGCAGCTAGACTGCGTAGAGAACCAAGAATTTCTTGATCGATTTCAACGGTAATTTCTTGAGCCAAAGCTGCCATAATTTCAGCTTCAACATCCAAACCGTGCATGGATTGGGCATCTTGTGCTGCTTCAAATGTCCAACGTGCGCTTAGTTTGCGTGTCTTAGCTTCAACAACTTGTTTCAAAATTTGAACGTTGATACGGCTACCTGGTACACCTTCAAGAGTTGCAGTTGTTGCTGGATATCCATTGCTGCTACCACCAGGGGTAGTGCCAGAATATGCAGTTGCAATCTTAAATGGGCTTAGTGCTTCGTCACCAGCGTTAGCACCTGTTGCACCACCAGTACCGGTAACGTTATCTGCATAACGAACACGTAGAGTGTGGATCTGTGCTACTGGGCCGGTCATTGGCTGCACACCAACGATTTCATTGGCGATAACAGTTGGCATAACACGACGAATCACTGGAAGAATAACGCGGTTTAGTGTTGCAACGTTAGAAGCAGCGGTTGCACCAGCGGTTGCGTTTTCTACCAAGTGCTTGCGGGTGTTCTCAAGGATCACACCCATTGTAGTTCTTTTAGAACCATTTAAGCCTTCAAGCAGGGCATCTTTGGTTTCGCCCCAACGGCTTTCTAGTAAAACTTGACTCATTTTTCATTTCTCCTTTTAGGGTTAAGTCACTTTAGCCCTGCTAAACGCTTTAACTCAATGACATTGTCAACGTTTTCGCCAACAGTCTCATTTTGTTTTGCAACTTTAGCAGTTTTATCTCCAGTTACTTCCATACGACTCTCAGTTAACATCTGTGCTTTTTCAGCAACTGGTTTCACTGAGCTATTGTTTAGAACAGCTGGAAGATACTTATCAAATGCAACCTGTAACTTATCGGTTTGCACTGATTCGAGAAGTTCGCTCATTACAGCGGCTTTCTCTTTATTCAACGGTTTCAACAATTGTGCAAATTTTTCTTTGCGTTCTGCTGATTCCTTAATTACTCTTATTTCTTTTTCCTTTGATTCAACTAAAACAGCATTTTGTTCAGCAGCCTTGCGAGCTTCTGCAACAAGTGCTTCTTTTTCTTTGATTGCTTTAGTTAACTTAGCGATTTCTTTGTTCTCATTTAAATGAGTAACAGCAAACTCGCTAGCAAAAGCCTCAAATAGACGACGTCCAAACATGTTCTCACGAGCAGTTTGAATATCTTCTCTTAGTTGAGTCATTTCGGACTCTAGCTTGCTGGTTACAGACTCTTTGACAAGTTCAGCTGAACGTGCAACAAAGTTCTTTTGTAGCTCGGCTAATTTTTCCTTAGCACCAGCAATCAAACGAACCTTAGTTTCAACAACAGCTTTCTTATCAGATTCAAACTCTTTAATTTCTTCAGCTAGTGCTTTGATAACAAAACTTTCAAGTTTAACTAGGTTAGACTCGTAATTCTTGCGATCATTACGTAGTTCTTTGATTTCTTCAGCTAGTTTAGTAACCATGAAATCATTGAACTTAGCTGCGCTTTCAACCATGCGAGTATTGAACTTTGCGCGGTCTTCAGCAAGAGCTTGTTTTTCTGCTTTGAATTCTTCAATCTCAGCAGTAAGAGACTCTGTCACCATTTTGTCTAGAGCTTCAACCATAATACTTTTATCGTGCGCGTAGCGACCAGCGAACTCCTCACGCAATTCAGCACGTAATTGCTCACGTGCCTCAGTGAGTTTGGTTTCCCAAGCCTCATTGATTGCTTGCTGAGTAGCTTCATTGATAATGCCACTGTCGATTAGTGGTTTTAAGCTGTCTAGCATTTTGGCGTTTCTCCTATAGTTTCAAATCTTTGATGAGGCGCACCACTTCCTCTTGCAAGTATTTCTGTACTTTTTGATTAGTGCTAGCATCACGTGCTATTTCTAACACCTTGTGCCCGTTTTTCATATTTAAAAGCCCTTCGTAAATTGCTTTTGGATATGCCTTAGGGGCTGAAGGCTGTGCTACGATGTCAACGGTAACGATTTCAAAATCGCTAACGTGTCCACTTCCTTCGTTTACCTGTCCTGAGCCACGTGAACTAACACCTAACTTAACGCCAGATGTTAACATGCTTTCAACTAACTTGCCCATTGGTGTAGGTAATACTTTTAACTTACCAAAACCTGTAGGACCATCCATCCACATTTTTGTAATCATGTGACTTACACGGTCTAGGTTAATTTTTAGATCATCAGGATGGTCAACTTCACCTAACACTGAGTATCCTTCTGACAATTGTTTATTGATGGTCTCAACAGCTTTTTCGATTTCGTGAACGGGATATACACGTTGGTTGGCATTTTTAACACCGCCCTGAATGAATATCCCTTCCATATAGAGATCTTTGCCTTTACCATTTGGAGCATCCTCTGACAACACCTTAAGTGAGGCGTTGTCAAAGGTTAAATGCTCTTGTAGTATTATGGACATAATCTTCTTTTATCCGTTTAAATTAACGAACTTTACCTGTGATTGGACCATCTTTTTTACCGCTTGGCTCATCACCGCCAGTGCCAACTGTTTTACCAGTTTCCTTTTCAACTTTCTCAGCACCGTGACCAGGCTCTTTACCATCCCAAACTTTCTTCTTACCAGGGACGTTTTTAAAGTTATCTGCGCCAGGCAATTTACCTTCTTTCTTGGTATATTCGTTGCTTGGTTTTGGAATTGGCTTACCATCTGGAGCTTTTTCTGAACCACCACGAGCAATATTGTCAGCAGTTTCGCCGTCAAACTTAGCTTCTTGCTTACGCATAATGCTTGATTTATTAACAGTTGGCTCATCACCACCAGTACCTACGGTCTTACCTTCACCGGAAGCAGGTTCTTGTTTGTAGATTTCACCAATCTTGTCAACATATTCTTTCATAATTTCAACATCGGTTTTGCGATAGCTTTCTTTAACGCCTGAACCAGATTTGCCAGAACCAGATTTACCGGAACCGCTCATGCCTGAACCAGATTTGCCACTACCACTTACACCGCTGCCACTTTTTGCTTTAGCTTCAGCAACTGCTTTGCCAGAACCGCTTTTACCGGAACCGCTCATAGCAGTATCACATGCTGCTTCATCAATGTCAGCTTCGCCTGAAC